AGGTCTATTTCCACTAACAGGTGGAGCATTTTCTCCAGCCCGTCTAGCTTTAGCAGCAGTAAGTGTTCGTGAACTCATAATATACTTAATATTACAATTTGTTTCTAAATTAGTTACGCAATTAAATATTAAAAAAAATGAAGTAAATTATTGCTAAAGTAAAAACAGAAACAACCAACAATGGTTTATTAATTTTTGCTCATATATAGTTTTATTTTCATATGTAAATTTATATACAACAAATAAAGATATTTTTATGCAATCATCTGAAACTTTATCTGTGGATGATGTTGATAATTTTGTATCTCAAAATCTTCCACTTGATAATCATTGATATTCTCTCTAACTTGTTTAATAAAAACTGTTGGAAAAGGATAAGGTTCCCTATTTAATTGTTCTTTTATGGTTTCAATATGATCTTCATATAAATGACAGTTCCCCTTAAAATAGACAAATTCATATGCTTCCAATCCACAATGTTTTGCTAGCAAATGCGTAAGGAAAGAATATGATGCGATGTTAAAGCAAGTTCCAAGAGCCTCATCATTTGACCTCTGGTAAAGAGCACAACTTAATTTATTACCATCATGGACGTTAAATTGACAAAGAATATGACAAGGAGGGAGAGCCATTTGGTCTAACTGACAAGGATTCCAAGCCGTCATTACGAGACGACGACTAGTGCGTTGTTTAGGGTCTTTTAAAGCATCAATAATTTGTTGAAGCTGGTCAATACCATTTTGATTGGATTCTTTTTCAATCCAATCATCATCAATACGCAAACCAGATAATTCTTCTTGATTTTTTGTTTTTTGTATATAATTAGATAAATATGGTTTGTTAAAATTTCTCCACTGGTAACCATAAATCGGTCCCAATTCATCTACTTCATAATCAGTAAGACCTCTACTATCTAAAAACTCTCTAGAACCATTTGCATCCCAAATATGAACACCTTGTTTCTTTAAAATTGTATTATCAGTATCACCGCGAATAAACCATAATAATTCTTTTAAACATGTTTTCCAAGCAGTCTTTTTAGTTGTTAAAATAGGAATTTTACCATCTTTTAGAGAGAAACGCATAGAAGCACCAAAAATACTTTTAGTTTTGCCATTTCTACCTTCTTCCCAAGTTCCATTTTCAAGGATATTTTCAATAAGATTTAGATATTGATATTCTTCATGTTGTTTTTTTTTAATATTAGCAAAAATATTGTTCGATGTTTTAGAATTACCATATATCTCTCTTAATTTACGTTCCTCCAATTCTTCTGTAGTAAGCTTTCTAACAAAATCATTTCTATCAACCATATCAAGTCTATCAAATCCATTAGCATATTCTTCAGCCATATGTTCCATTAATATATTTAGAATTATGTTTTTAAATTATTTACTTTAAAAGACATTTTAATTTTTTAATTTCTAATTATAAATCATATGGATAGAACTGACGATTCAAAAAGTTTCTTTAAACATGTTTTCAATTTTGATGATGATTCAAAATCAGAAATATTAAATATACTTCAATATTCATTAATTGCAATTATTCCAATTGTTATTTTAAATAAAACAATGCAAAAATATGTCCCAGAGTCTGATGATAATAAAAGTAGTTTAGAAATCTCAGCCGAACTAATAATTCAAATAATTGTAATGTTTATTGGATTACTTTTAATCCATAGAATAATCACATATATCCCAACATATAGTGGAACTAATTACCCAGATTTTCACATTATTTACATAATTTTAGCAATTTTAATGATTACTATGAGTTTACAAACAAAACTTGGAGAGAAAGTATCAATAATAGTTGACCGTATATCTGAATTATGGAATGGTAAGCAATATACTAAAAAGAATAGTAAAAATGGTACTGTAAAAGTTTCACAACCAATTTCAGGTCAAGTAATTGGTCAACCAATGACTAGTTATACGGATGGAACTGCTATAAGCTCATTACCATCTTATGATGAACCCCAAGGTAATCAAAACACAATAGCTTCACAACAACAACCAAATTATGATGCTATGTATAGACAAGATACTACTCCGTTAGTTGGTGCTGCAACTCCAGGTATGAGTGAAACGGGCGTAATTGAACCAATGGCTGCAAATTCTGTTTTAGGCGGTGGAGCATTTGGTTCATGGTAAATAAATATAATTTAAATAAACAGTATAAAATTAAATTTATTTAAATTAATAAATGAATGTTCAAAAACTATTACAAGCACTAGACGATGAATCAAACGAATCACTCTTCAACTTTAGTAGCGATAAAATTAGAGAGATGACTTTAAATATATTAAAAGAGTTACATCTTCCAAAAAAAGAGACAATTAATATTTATAATAAATTAAAAGACTATAAATATGTAGATGAAATGAATGAATTAAAATATGGAACATATGTGAGATGGATACCTATTGAGGAACCAAATAATATTCACTTAACAAAGGGTGCTATATTCTGTGAAATGAAAATAACGGATGATGGTGTATTTTGCGTTTGTAAAAATGTGGGTTATCCATTTAGACATTTTCAGATATCGATGGATAAAAATTTAATATTTCAAAAGCTAACCGACCAAGAGATGGTTTTATTGTCTGCATTAGACCATTTGGCAAAATAATACCAACCATTAATGATGATATTTATTTAATTATTAGAACAATTTGAAAAATTAATTGGCGTGATCTAAATCTTGTGAATTCATTTGAATAATTTGAAATAAAAATAAACTATATAGTGAAAAAGTTTTTCACTCATACCTGGTATTAAATAAAATAAACAAGTGATTAATATAACGCTAAATGTCATCATTAACTATATTATTATTAAATTCTTTATATCGTCTTTTTTTAGTTTTATTACAGTTTTTGCAGTCATTAAAAAGACATGTAATTAGACCATCGTAATATACTCTTTTATCATATGAAAATAATTCGTTTGCATACCAAAATATAGAACAATAAAATAACTACCTGCAATAGTTACTTGAAATTCACTGATAAAATTCAATAAAAATGCTAAAAATATATATTGGGTTGATATAATTATCAATGTTTGTAGTAAAATATAATAAATTTTATTATCGCCGAATGCTTTATATTCTTGAAGTCTTTTTATAGTTATATCAGTATAGTTGCCAAGTATAACTGCAGGAATGATATAGAATAAAATTTTTAATGTAAATGAAAAGAAATTATCTCGTGACCGTAATGTTCCAAAATCAGTTGATCGTTCAATTATATCATGTAGTCTCATTTCTATATTTAACTATTATATTATTTTAACTATAATTTAAGTTAGTTTCGAAATGCCATCTTTTAATTGTAGTAAAGTATGAATAATTTGAAAATAAAAATAAACTATACAAAAAGTATCGTAATATATACATTTTAGTAAATGAAACGAAAATTGATGAAACAGCAGTAATATACACAATATTTCTTTTATATTGAATATCTAAATATTCGCATGCAAGTCCTGTACTTACAACATATTTATTATAGTGAGAAAGTTTTTCAGTCATACCTGGTATTAAATAAAATAAACAAGTGATTAATATAACGCTAAATGTCATTAACTATATTATTACTAAATTCTTTATATAGTTTAAGTTATATATGTTATCGTCTTTTTTTAGTTTTATTACAGTTTTTGCAGTCATTAAAAAGACCTGTAATAAACTTACCTCCCTTAATCATTTTTAAATGTTCGTGATGAATTGGTTTTCTAACACTACTCATTTTTTTACCTCTTCTGTATTTAGTAATACTCTTATAACCTTTTCCTCTTTTAACAGATACTTTGCGCACAAATTTCATACCACCCATTTGCTTGGTTTCAGTATTTTCGTAATTAAATCTCTCTAGGGCATTCTCTCCTTCCATTATATATAACGAAAAGAAAAAAATATCATATGAAAATATATGGATAGTCATACACTTGTTCATTTATTTCATATCTTAATAGTTGGAGGTCTATTTCTTTATGTAGGAATAAATAGAGAGAAAATATATGGAGGATTATTCTCGGTATTATTCTATTTAGGATTAGTTATTATTTTTTACCATTTATACAAAATATATGGTTATTTGAACGTGGGTAAAGGAATATGGGTAAACTTAATTCATGTCTTAATTGTTGGACCATTATTAATTTATATTGGATATAATGGAGAGAAAACTACACGTAAATTCTTTGAGCTATTATTAATGCTCGGTTTTGCATCAATAGGTTATCATTTATATTATTTATTTTAGACGCCGATTTTTATTTATATAGAGAGATTAAAATATAAAATACTTTAAAAATTTTTATATTTTAACATTCACTTGTGATCCACTTCTTTGTAAGCACAGCTTTTACACTCTCTAAAGCTCCTTCTGTCCAGCCCTGATTTTTTGAAACAGCTTCCCCTACAACTAAAATACCTTTTTCAGGATGTTGCGCTTTATTGATAAAATCTTCCCTTGAACTATATGATTTATCTAATGGTGTATAATAATGAGTACCAATTGGCCAATAATAATCTTTTATTGCAATAATATTGAGAGAATTTTCTGGAATACCTAATGAACGTTCTAATAATGTTTCATATAATTCTCTGTTCTCGCTCGTATTTTTTAAATAATTTTTAAGCGCTAATGTATTGTTATTGTCATTGTATGCAATCATATAAACACCATTATTCGGTTCCATTGGTATTATGCGTTGAAGAGGACCGGGAACAACCGTAAATCCTTTTACATATTGTTTCATAATTTCTGCCGATTTTTTTGTAAATTTTGCATATAATCTTAAAAAGGGTTGTCCCTTAATAAAATTATATATTAAGTGGTTTGGTAATAATTTTTGAACAGTATCAATTGTTGTAGCAATAATAACGCGATTGCATAAATATTGTATACCATTTTCTAGATTAATTTGAAATTTACATGGATTTTCTTGTAATTTTTGAATACATATAACATCACTTGAAAACCTAAAGTAGTTCTCTCCAATATTATGATATAACTTTAATACCGCTTTACGCCATGGAACACGAAATTCTCTCCAACAACAAGTATTATCTTCCATTCCATAATAATAAAGCGTTTGTAGCACATCCTCATTTTCATAGTCAGTATATCCAGTAGATATAATAAATTTTTGATATAATTTCTCTCCAAGAACTTTTGTAGCAAACTGTTTAAAAGTTAGTTGTTGGTCTTTAAATTTATTATATTCGTTTCTTAAGTGTGTCATAATTTTTTTAATATCAACCTTGTCGATTAGTCTTGAATATTGTGGATTTACTATGTATTCAGGTAAATGAAAATGCAAATCGGTAAGCAATTTATGCAGTAATTTATCTTTATGTTTTCTACCAATTCCAGCTCCTGTTACAATTTCAGTTCCATAAAATTTTTCATTACTTGTTCTGCCACCAATCCAATTTTTCTTATATTTTTCCAATATTAAAAAAGATGTTTCAGGACTATTATTCTTAATATTATATGCACTGTATAATCCCGACATACCACTTCCAATAATAATTATATCATAATATTTAGATTTCATAATATAGTATGATAATATAATCTTTTATGTAAATTAACGTCTTTTACGTCTCGAATTTCTTTTTCTATTTTTTTTAGTTTTTCTACTTCCTCCATCACTAAATATGGTAAGGTCATACCATATATCTAAATAATAAATCATTTTCTAGTTTTTCTAGTTTTTCTTGTTTTTCTTGTTTTTCTTGTTTTTGAAAGTTTAATAGTTAATTTTTTTTTACATGTAAATTTACCGCGAGTAAACCCTTTATTATTAATAATAGTTTTTGTGCAAATTCCAATAGAACGATCTTCTGAACCCTTATCAACTTTTTTAATACAACGACATAATTTACTGGCTAATAATTTTTCAGCTTGCATTTTAAGTATACGTTTAGTCTTTGGTATAGATTTTTTATAGAATTCTAAAATATGTTTATAGTCATTAATTGTAAGTTCAGACATTTAGTATATATAACGCAAATAAAATAATTAAAATTAGGTATTGTTTTAATTGTAAAGAGGGTTATACATGATAATATGTAGGTGTATGATAATATAAATTATTAATTATATTTTTTTAATGACTTAAGTTCGCCCTCAATATCAAAAAGTTCTTTATACAATATAGAATTATCAATAGCATATTGTTGATTATTTTTAACTAATTCATTTAATGATAGAACCTGATTTGCTGATATAATATGAAGAGGGTGTGGAGGTGTCATCATAAAATTACCGAATTTTTCACAAGGCAAATGTGTTTTTCTCATTAATTATTTTTAATTATTACTCATAATATATTACTCATAATAATATAAATTAATATTTTTTTAAAGACATATTTCTAAATATATATAAGTAATGAAAATAGTAGTTTTTGATTTAGATGAAACATTGGGTTATTTTACTCAATTTGGAATTTTTTGGGATAGTTTGTCAAACTATTTAAAAATAAAAAAAATTCATTTATCACAAACAGATTTTCATGATGTTTTAGAAATATTTCCAGAGTTTTTACGTCCAAATATAATAAATATTCTAACCTATTTAAAGAACAAAAAAAGAACAAATTGCTGTAACAAAATGATGATTTACACAAATAATACTGGTCCACAAGAATGGGCTCGTCATATTATAAGTTATTTCGAGAAAAAAATAAACTTCAAGTTAGTAGACCAAATAATTGCTGCGTTTAAAATAAATGGAAAACGCGTAGAGATTTGTAGAACTACACAAAATAAAACCCATAAAGATTTAATTAGATGTACAAAAATTCCAGCAGATGCAGAAATATGTTTTATGGATGATTATTTTTATCCTGAAATGGAAAATGACAATATTTATTATATTAATATAAAACCATATTATCACGATTTAAATTTTGACATTATGTTAGAGAGATTTAAAAAATCAGTTGTAGGTATAAGATTAATTGATAATGATAATAATTTTGATAATTTAATGATGGAACATATAAAATTATTTAAATATATGGTTGTTGAAAAAAATGATAAAGAATATGAAGTTGACAAAATTTTAGGAAAACATATAATATCACATTTGCACTCATTTTTCAATCGTTCTACAAAAAATAGAACCATTAAAAATAGAGGAAATAAAAAAAATAAAACATTAAAACATTAAAAAATAAATAATTAGAATAGTTTTTTAATTTCATCTTTAAAATTAACTAAATATTGATTTAATGCTGTAGTAGTTAAAATAAATGCTCCTGCAGTAAATGCTATTTTACGGTCTAAATCTGTGAATTCATAATGACTTCTCAATGGATTGAAACGCCACATTAAAAATAAACAAATATAAACTCTAACATAATAATCTAAATTATATAAGTATTTTGGAACAGTTTCTGAAATTCCAAGAGCTGACATAATAATTAAAAAATATGAGATATAAATAAATAAATCAAATAATATTTCTTGATATTTATGTAAAGTAGTTGATTTCATATACTTTATATAAATATTATTATTATCCTATATTAGTGATTTTTTAAGCTAACGATAAGAATAGACATTGCTTAATAAATCGTTAGCGTTCTCGCAATTGGGTCTGTGGCATTAGTATTACATATTATTAAACACAATCGAATTATCATTTAGACTATTCATTGCTAATCTATGAAAGCCTAAAATTAATTCCATATATTTTTCTAATTTAGAAAACTCAGGTCCACGTCTTTTTCCTTTCATAAATTCTTTTTCAATATCTGTAGTTTCCTCTGAATTTATAATTCCAAATATTCCACACATATTATAAATTAATAACCTTGGCTTTGAACAATGTTAAAAATAATGTTAAAAATAATAATATATAAATATATCAAATGGATAATCCTTATAGACAATCAGATGAATGTGTTTCAGATATTCACAAACAAACAAATCAAAGAATATATAGTAGAAATATTCCTTCGCAAATGTTACAACCATACATTGAGGTTCGTCCTGTGATGACTAAGTATTCTTATTTTCCTATTGTTGATCCAAGAAAAAATATAAGTGTACCTCTTCAACAAATGCCAACATATAATGTTCATGATGTTTTTAACCCAGGTAATAGTCAATCACCATTTTCAGGGTTTGCAACAAATATTAATATGGAATCAGAATTAAGAAATCAAATTTATGCTTTACAAAAATGTAGTCAATCCGTTTACGTTCCTTCATCCAATTCAGACTTATATGATTACAGATTTAAGACAAGAACACAATCAAACCCACACGAATTATTATTTAGAAATGATACATTTGAGAGCTTTAATCCAAATCCAGCTCCTAAAATTTGTGGCACAGGTATATTTCATAATAATACAAGATGTCAAGTAAAAGATATGACAACCGAAGGGAAAACATGTTGATAGACAAAGATGCGTTCAGTTAAAATGTGTCTACATACTTTAGATAAATATGTTAAACGCACTATTTATTGTAAAAAAGATGAAGTTATTTTCACTAAATAGAGAGAAGTTGATATTATGAAAACCGAATTTTAAAATAAATGATTAAAAAAGAATAATATTAGTAATTTATATGAAGACAATAAGAAAGAAAAAAATGAAGAACAAAACATTCAAAAAAAATAAGAAAAGATATCATCATACAAGAAAAACTAGAAATAAATATGGTGGTTCTGATAAGATTATTAAAAGTAAAAAAATTAATTGCAGTCCTAAGTCTAAAGATCAATTAAATGATTATAGCTGTTATACTAACAAATCCCTTATTGAATTGAGAGATCATTGGAATGCTAGACATCCAGATGTAAATATTGAAACTAATTCACCAAAAGAAATTCATAGTAAATTAAGCGAATATCTTAAAGATGTATGTAATAATGAAGCATGTTGGTTAAAGCAGAAAGGTGTTTTTGGACAACTTGAAAGTGAACTGGCTGATTCTTTTGCGCCCGATTCACCTAGTGAATGGAAGAAAAACCCGAATGAATGGTTATCTAGTGTTGATATTATGAAAGTTATGAAACAATATGAAAAAGCATATAAATGTTTTGATTTTATGGGACCTACACCAATTAATTTTGATACCAAAAAATTATATGGCGAATGTGTTTGGGAAGAACTTTGTAAATTTGACCTTGAAAAACTTATTAAGAAAGGTAAAACAAAGATTGGTATTATTTTCAATACCGACCCAGACAATAAACCAGGACAACATTGGATTTCTATGTTCATTAATATTAAGAATAAGAAGATATTTTTCTTTGATAGTACTGGTGACACCCCACCATCAGAGGTTATGAAGTTAGTTAAAAAAATTCAAGAACAAGGTGTTAATCTTAAAAAACCTATAAATTTTGAGTTTGATAGTAATGAAGGAATTGAACATCAGAATGGAAATACTGAGTGTGGTATGTATTCAATTTTTTTTATCGTTCATATGTTAGAAGACAAAGTGACAGAAGATTATATTAAAACGCATATTCTTAAAGATGAATATATGCAGGAATTTAGACATATTTATTTCAATGATTCGTTATAAAATATATATAAACATACAATTCTATTATTATATATATAATTTAAATGTCTGTTCGACAATTTATTCAAAAAGATAATGTAAATATGTTATGGGAGGTTATAAGCGATGAAGAAATATTTAAATTTTTATCTAGAGATATACAGGCTAAAGTCTATCAATTATTTTTGAATAATATACAGGGTTTTTTTGATAATGAACGTGTTAAAACAAATTTACTGGTTGATATTAATAAAAAATATATTCTACTTATTCTTAATAATATCAATAAAATTTATCCTAGTCAGCCTAGTAAAATTACTATTCATAATGACCCTGTTAAAGAATTGATAACTTATGAAGAAATACAAAATGAACGTAAATCTCAGTTTGAGATAGATTTTAATAAGCGTCAAGAAGATTTTGAAGATTTTATGACAGTTAAAGCTCCACCTATTCCTGAATTTGCTGATAAGGATAAAGATATACCTATTCATGAAATGGATAAAATTTTAAAAGATATGCAATCACAACGAAATTATGAAATTGAACAGATAAATAGAACATACACTAATAGTTCACAAACTGATAATTGGCTTAAACCTCAAGAAACTTCTCTCAAAACTGAGAAATTTACTCCTCGAATTCAAGAACAACAACAACCTCACCAAACGTATAATAGATTTAAATTTTTAAACGATTTACAAGAGGAAACTTCACCAAAAGATAAGAAAAATGTTGCCTTCAGTAATATTGAAGAGATTAACACTTTTGAGATAGAAGATGATGAAGACGATAATATATTTGCAAAACTCAAGAAGGTGGGTGAAAATAAAAAAGAGGAAAAGAGAGAAAATATAACTTTTCAAATACCTGAACCGACTTTAAAAGAAGATAGAATAGCTAAGTTAGAGGGAGAAGTTAGAAATATAAATAATAAAATGGATATAATTCTAGAATTATTAACTAAAAAATAAAGGCTTCAAATATTTATAATTAAATTATAGAAATATATTTAACTTAATTTAGATTACACCTTTGGACATTTACACCCTTGAAGATTTAAAACCGCACCCCTAATCATTTTTTAATTTTTCATTTTCTTCTCTCAATAATATATTTTCCTTAATAATGTCTTCTATCTTCATTCAGGTAATACAATAAATTATTTTTATATATTTTTTACTATATAAAAATCGGCGTTTTAAATGTCCAAAGGTGTAAATATGTATTTACTTATTTGGTAATAATAGCTTTAAAAACATTATCTCCGCGTTGATTCTTTTCTAGAGTTCCAATTTGAACTGGAAATATTGTTGGGTCAGCTAATGCGGCTTCATATGATTTTCTATCATAAATATTAATAACCTCTGCATTAATACGACGAGCAACATAATTTTGTCCATTAATTTTGATTGGCTTACCTCTCCATTCGATAGCTTGTTTATTTGCTTGAACGGTTGTATCATTCTGTTGCTCTGCATAATCAGGAACATAAGAAAATTTATCAATAGTTGGTTCGCCAAAATTAACACATTTTCCATTTGAATAAATATAGCAATCAAATGCAGATTCCTTTATAGCATCTGTTAATTGAGATGTTAAGTTAGCTTTTATTTCAGAAATCTCAAATAAATATTGGTCACTGGTTTGAGGAGTTTTTGGAACAGATTTGCTTAAATCCTTGCGTTTTAATTCAATCGCTTCATCAGACCTTAATTGCTCTTCAGAAAATGTCATCAAGTAGACAAAAACTTCTACAGTTTGCAACGCAAGTGGTAAGTCTTTATGACTGCAAATACGTCTTGCACGTCCAATAACTTGCTCAGAACGCACAGGATGCCAATAAGGGTCCATAAGGTGGACATAACGTGTATTTCTTAAGTTAATACCTTCAGAACCTGATGATGTAATCATAAATATTTTAATAACTTCACCCATGTTATTGTTTGCATATTTTCGTTTTAAAACATTAGCAATACTATCTGGAATATCATCCCATTCCCCATTATAAATTTTTCTAACAATTTCTTTTTCTTCAACAGTTTCAGTTCCAGTATATAATGCATATGTAGGTTTGCCTTCTTCTACTTCTGGAATATTTATTTCCCATAATCCAAGTGGATTTTTCTTAATTTTAAATTGAGTAAATCCATTTTTATTAAGAATAAGTGTTAAAAGTCCAATACCTTCAGCAGTTCTAAACTGACTATAAACTAAATGTAAACCTTGATATTCAGGTTCTTGTATGTTCTCAAGAATATTTAAAAATTTTGGACTGTATTTTTGTAGTTCTTCTGGTGTAAAGTATTCTGTTGAATGTTCTTCCATTTCTCTAAGTTTTGATTGCAATCTTTCAACATAAGTTGTTCCACCTAATTCATTTAATACTTCATCACCTTCAATTTCACCTTCTCTGTTATCTTGTACATCTTGTTTAGATTCAATCTTTTTACCTTGTTTTAAAACCGCAATCATTCCGGATTCATCTTCCTTTCCTTCCTTATCTTCCTTCTCTTCCTCTTCTTCTTTCTTTTTACTTTTGATTGGTATTGGTCTATCAGGAATAGCAAAATTGCACGCTAAACGAGAGAAAATACGATATGTTGAAGCTTTGTCTTCATAATCTTCTGACATACCTTGTTTTGGTTTTTTCTTATCAAGTTTTCGCTCCTCTTTACGAGAAGCCTCATAAATCTTAAATTGATAATCACTCATAGGGATTTTAACAATATGATAATCAACTCCTAGTAATTTATCAAATTTTGGCAATAAACTTTCCTGAGCACTCCTGAAATAAGAAGATAATCCTAAAATACGTCTTTTAAGAGCATCGCTATTTTTTAATTTTCTGTCTGTTTCGTTAACATAACGTGCAATAAATTCATCAAAATTATCAGGTAAAGCTTTACGATATTTAATTTCAATACCATCAGGCACAATATCTATATCATTTCTTCTGAGTATACTAATGATTTTTCTCTCAAATTCATCATCAGAAGTAAATTCTTTATCAACTTCTGTTTGACCACTTTCATTCTTCTTTGTATTAGAAACACCTTGATATCCACTGTCTTTTTTAATTTTATTCTTAAAACCAAAAGGATTTCTTGTTATGGTTAACATTTTACTTGATGGCGAGTAATCCAAATAATCTAATGATTTTTCTCCAATCAATATTTCAGAAAGTGATTGTCTATCAATCTTTTTATTAGTTTGAACATTTAATGGTATTTTCCATGTCTTGATATATCCTCTTAAAATATTGAAAAGAATTCCAAATTCATTTGGATAGTTAATAACAGGAGTTCCTGAAAGTAATATAATTCTTGCGTTTTTTGCAGTTAATAACATTTCATACAATTTAGTAGCTAAATTGAGTGGGAAATGTTCTTTCTCTCCTCGTTTAGTTTCGGCAATTGGTTTTTCCTTCTTTAATTTATTTACAATTCTACTGATAAAGTTGTGAGCCTCGTCAATAATAACAACAGAGTTATCAAATATATTTTTTGTATATCCAGATGTCATTTCTTCCAAACGTTTTTCTCTTAAACCGTTGTAATTAATAAACTGATACTTCTGTTTAATCATTTCATTTAATTGTTCTTCAAGAACCTGCTTACTCGTATCACTTAATTCATTATAGTTTGAACGTTTCTTAACATTTATAAAAAATGCTCCACCATGTCGTCTAATATATTCCTGAGGTAAATTTAAAACAGCTGATATAGTTTTTAGAGATTCTGGATTTTCATCAAGTGAAATCCATTCCCAGAATTGATTTTTCTTATATAATAAATCACCACATTTTTTTAATTCACCAATATAGTTGGCTCTTAATGATGCGGGTGTCATAATTATCACATTTTTGGAGTCTTTCATACCTTCTGCAATTGCAATACTTGTACATGTTTTACCTGAACCTAAACCGTGATATAAAAGTAATCCTCTATAGGGTGTATACAAATTCATATAGTCTCGTACAATCTTTTGATGAGTTAATAGAGAGAAATCTGATGATGTTTTACCAATTATATCACATGATATATTTTCTTTATTTTCTTCTAGTTCACGTTTATATGGTTCAAAAAGTGAGTTAATAAAATTTACAAAAATCTCTCTATCATTCATAATATAACTTGCAACTTTAATATTAAGAGGCGGAGATCTCGTTGGCAAACGTTTTGTTATATCAGTATCTCCCATTTCGATAACAACTTCCGGTCCAAGAACTGCAACTCCCTTTTCAGGTTTTTCAGTTTTGCGTTTCTTTTTCTCAGGTACTTTAATTGGTATAATTTCTGTAGGTTCACCCTCTGTTTTCTTTTTTGGTTTCATAATAAATTCTTCTGGAGAATCTTCTTCTACTTGTTTTTCCTGGACATCTTCCTCCTCTCCTTCAATTATTAGAGGTTTAAATTGAATTTTCTTCGGTTTTTTTATTAATGGTGCAGGGGTTGGTTCTCGTAGTTCACTTCGCTCTTCAATTTTTGTTACAGGTTTCATGGTTACCTTTGTCTTTTTGCTTTCTGCTAATTTTTTTAACAATGCTGCTCTATCATATCCTTGTTCAGTTTTATCAACAATAACTGGACGTCCAGTAACTTCTTGAGGTTCTTCGTCCAAAGGTATATTCGCTTCAATATCAAGAGCTTGAGGTAATATACCCTCTATTTTTTGTATTTCTGAAATTTGTTCACTTAAATCTAATACTCCTTCTTCAACTTTTTCACCAATTGTCTTTTCTCTAGGTTCCCTATGTCTTTTCTCTCCTTTTATAACAACAGCAACTCTTTCTCGTTCTTGGACATTTGGTTTGACCATTAATTTTTGTTTTAATTGTTCTAAATGATTCATTACTTATATTAATTACATATATAAATTTTGCTAAATTTACATATGAAAAGAAAATTATATTAAACTACACTCTGACATCAAATAATTATTTTACATTATTGCTAGAAATAATGTAAATATTTTGCTGAGGAATGTAGAATTTGAAAAACCTGCTAAATTTAAGTTAATCTCTGGTTTGATAAAGAAGAATCTCCAGAAACTCTTGCTTAGATCTCATTTGATAACCACCCAACTGATAAAGAAGAATCTCCAGAAGGTACGCATATATAAATTAGACCAGTAAATATAACTGCAGTTTGATATTGACATGACGATGAAACGGATACACCTCGCCACTGTCTATTAGCATCATTCTTTTTTTCTAATAGATGAATAGCATTTGGATTTCTAGTCACGACACGAAAAGGTATAATTTCAATCAAATCACATAAATCTATTGATGAAATACATGTTCACATATTTTTTTGTCAATAATATCAGATTGGTCCTACAATTTTCAATCTCCATCGTATCCTCGTGTCATCAGTTCCATTTAATCTAAAAAGAAGTCTCCAAACCTCATTCTGGGTTGCGGTGACTACATCGCTCATAGATATCGTATTATTATTATTATTAGAACTACCACATAAAGTTTCTATATAGAAATGGTTCTCTGTAATAGATGATGGAAAAGTGTCAGATGTAGTTGGATAAAAAATATAGTCAATATGTACTAAAGAACTATTAATATTAATTGGAATTGCTGAAAAAAATACCATATAGTTTCCACTTGTTGTAAAAGTGTGATCTTTCAATCGAGTGACTGAATGGTTATTCGATATGTCGACTACACCAGTGTAATTGACTATTGGTAATGGTGTATTAATTATGCTAACTACGTTACTTATTTGAGTAGATAAAGAAGTAGATAATAAACTTATTGAATTTGTCTCAGGCCCGCATTTAGATATATAAATTTGACCTAAATCTACAACGGCAGTTTGATATTGACCTGACGATGAAACTGATACACTTACCCATTGTCGAGTACCATCTTTTGTTGTCCATGTATTACCATAATCAGTAGATATATAAATTTGACCACTAAAAACAACGGCAGTTTGATATTGACCTGACGATGAAACTGATATACTTTGCCAATTTCGAAGAATATCTTTTGGTGTCCATGTATTACCATAATCAGTAGATATATAAATTTTATTATTTTCTGCAACGGCAGTTTGATATTGACCTGACGATGAAACTGATACACTTTTCCAAGATAGATTACTTGCT